GTGGGTGGTCATTCTACCCGGCTGGCAAGCGGGCGCAATGCCTTTTCCGACCGTCTCTAAGGTGGATAGCGCAGTGCCGTCTCTTGTGGGTGTACCGCACTCAGGCTATTGGCTCATCCGGCGGCAACGGCACCGCGTCGGTCGGCGCGAGTTTCGCCAACCACTCGCAGTAATCGTGCCAATAGCAGCCCTCGCCGCAGTCGGTGAGGAGGTCGGCTCCGACAATCATCTTGCCGCCGGTGCCTGCCACGGGCTGAATCTGCCGGTCGGCGTGCTGGGCGTTGAGCGTTGCCAGTTCGTCCAGGTGCTGCGAGGCGTCTAGGTACATCATGCGTTCCTGCTTAGTGCGGCCTGAAAGGCTTGCATGGCGCTGTTGAAGGCCGCCGCATCGCTTGCGGTCATGCCGACGCCCAATGAGTACGAAGCCAAACGCCCGTTGAACACAAAGTTTGTGCCGAAAATCAACGTATCGCCGGGGGCATTGGACGCAAAAGCGTCTACATTGGAGATCGCGTTATTTGTCCCGACAGACACTCCCTTGCGATAGAAGGCGGCGGAACTTGATGACGTTCGCGTAGCAAGAATATGCCCCGTCTTGTCTGAGTAGGCCACGCTTTCTATGCCGCTATTTGCAGTGCCGCCAGACCGATAAAACCCGTTCCCCGCATTGAAACTCGGATAGATGTGCCAAGCCCTGCTATTTGTTGAATCCCTTCCAACAGCAATGCCGCTCGCGGCCACTGGCAGATACGCCGACATATGCGTGTTGTTGAAAGAAATGCCGACCGTAACGGGATTCACACCAGTGTTTAGGGTTTTTACGCCGCTGTTGGAATTCAGCCCGCCGGTCGATCCCGTCTCCGCGTAATCGCCGCTCACAAAGTTGTTGTTCGTATCCGTCGCATTGCCGAACTGCGTCCCGCCGAGGGACTGCCCGCGATAGAGCGGGACGAGGCAGGCCGAGAGGTCGGTGCCGCAGAACAGGTTGAGCCGGTAGAAGCGGTCGCGGATGCCAGCGGAGTCGATGGAGTTGCAGAAGGTGTTGACGGCGTTGGCTGTCGAAGTGCTGACGGTGCCGCCGTTGTCGTAGACGCGGTTTATCCACGATTGGGCGTCGGCGTTGGAGACCTGCGGGACGATGGCCGCTCCAATGGCGTTGTAGAGGGCCGTGACGCGGCTATCCAAGGAAGCGAGCGTCAGCCCTTCACCGATGGAGTAATAGGAAATCCGTGAGTTGGAGAAAAAACCAGCAACGCCTGAAGAATTGTTGCGTGCAAGCAGCAGGTGATTGACTGCGAGAGGCGTTTGGCTGGCGATCGACTGCGTAGCGCTCGCGCCGACAATCCTCGTTGCAAACGAGGCTGATTCTGCACGAGAAATACCAACGAATCCAACCGTTGACGCCGACGAGATGCTTGCTGCCGTGCCGCTGCGACACCGAAAGTCAACATTGCTTCCTGTGCCTGAGGAGATCTGCGTTGTTCCGTTCGCGGTAGCGCCCGCCCCCATGTAAGCGCCAGTCCCCCTGGCAGAACCAAAATAAAATGCCATGTGCGTACTGTCTTGCGGGTCTGCGTTTCCGGTGCGGTTCGTGTCCAGGTATTTCGTTGTTCCGTTGCCAACCAGCCCCGTCTTGCGGTTGTAGTCGGCCGCCACAAAGTTGAAATTCGTCGGTGCAGTACCAACGAGCGGCACCAGCGCACCCGAAAGAGTCCGCGATCCGCAGAGGATGCAAGACGCTTTGATGGCAGACCAGATGCCATCGGCCTTGCATCCGACGACGAAGTTGTTGATGGCCGTGCGGACGGCTGGCTCTAGCGCCTGGCCATCGGCCGCTTCTACAGCGGCGATGTAGGCCGCTGCCGCCGGGTCTAGCGAGGCTCGGAAGTAACCGATTTTGCCTGCAAGCATTAGAAGTTTTGTGCCGCCGTGCCAAACCAGTTCGTGCCGTCCGAGACGAAGACGAGAATGTCCCGCTTGTTGCTCGTCGCCGTGATCGTGGGCGCGGTGCCGCCCGCCCACAGGACGCCAGTAAACGTCGCGGTGAACGTCCCGCCCTGCGTGAGGATCAACGTGATCGACGCCCCAGCGGTCGGGCTGGGCATGGTGAATGTGCAATTACCCGAGAGCGTCACAGTCTGGACGCTGCCGGTGGTCAGGGCTAGCGTCGTGGATGTGCCGCTGTTGCCCACCGTCTGCGTCTGCTCCAAGACAATGGGGAGGCGGGCGAGGGCGACGGTGCCGCTCAGATTCGCCGCGTCGAACGTCGCCGCATTGGGAACCAACTCCCACGCCGAACCCGTCCATTGATAGACGCGCCCGTTCTGCGTGGATTGGTCGCCAACGGTCGGTGAGGATGGAAACGAGAATGGCATTAGGCTGGCTCCTGCGGCCACGGGATCGGGCCTGTGCCGCTATAGACGCTGGGGAGATCGCGGAGGGATTGGCGGTAGGTGGCCCATGCGGTGCGATCAACGGGCGCGTCTGCTACTTGCGTCCAATCACTCGCGGAGAGCCGCTCGTTACGCTGCTCGCGGAGTTCAGCCAGATCGACGCCAGCGTATTTCCATCCCGCAGGCAATTCCGATTGCGGGATCGCCGTGCAGCCGTCCGGCGGTGTCCAGCCTTCTGGAACGTCGTCGCGGACGAAGGTCACGACGCGACCGGCAGCGTTGAGGATTGCAAGTGCCATAGTTCACCAAACAGTGATTCTGAGGAAAGCATCGCCGCCGTTGCCGCCTGCGCCGCTGTTGAAACCGTTGGTAGACGCGCCGCCCCCAGAGCCACCAAACCCAAACGTGCGACCGTCAGCGCCTACACCGCCTTCAGCAGTTGTGGACGCCGCCCCTCCGGTAGAGTTGGTAACGCCAGTTCTGTAAAAAAATGCGCCACCACCGGAAAAAGCGCTACCGCCGCTGTAGGCGACATTGGACGCGCTAATGCCGCCGCCACCACCGCCGCCAAGCGGAGAAATGCCGCCAGCACCTCCGCCGTTGGAGGCATTAGCCGTGATTGAAGAACTGCCGCCCGTACCACCGGCATAGGTGCGATTATTGTTTCCGCCAGAAGTTGACCCAGTACCAGTGGTGGTAGTGCCAGCACCGCCACCAGTGCCACCCAACGCAATAAGACTGGTTGTCCCCGACCATGCTATTGTTGCCGTCACACCGCTAGCGCCAGCGTTGCCGCTGGAGTCGTCGGCTGTTTGAGCGGCGCCTCCTGCGCCGCCAGCGGGCAGGAAAATATTAAGTGCTGTCGTAATGAGAGAGCGCGGAATTGTCGTATACGTCACATTTCCGCCAGACCCAGCGCCACCGCCGAATCGTGCCGAGCCAGCCGCCCCGCGTCGGCCAGAGCCTCCGCCGCCACCAGCGCCGACAAACAAAAATTCGACAAGCGTGCAGTTCGCTGGTGGCGTCCATGCCCAAGAGCCGTTGCTGCCGGTCGCGTCTGCCGGTGCCGATGTCCGCGTGAACTCAAACACCGTTCCCGGCAGCACCGCGCCGGTCTTGCCGTTGACGTTCGTCACCGCAGGGGCAAACGTGGAATCGCCGCGCAGGTAAGTGGTCGCGTCAGCCGTGCCGCTGCCGAGCCTCGCCGTCGCAACCGTCCCGCTCGTAATGTCACTGGCCGCATGGCTATGAACCGGCAGGAACGCCCCCGCAGGGCCGATCTCGGCGTACTGCGATCCCGTCCACTGGTAGGCACGCGAGGCGTCGGTCGCGACGTAGATTTTTGACGCGAGGCCGGTCGCGGGGAACTGGGCCGTAGTCTGGAAATCCAGCACTTCCGCAGGGGCAGCGGCAGCGACGGCACTGGCGAAGTCCGTGATCTGAGATGCGCTATGCGTATGAGAGACGCCGCTTTTGCCATCCAGCGCCGTCTGCAAGCCGGTCACGTCGCTGATTGCATGGCTGTGCGAGGCAGCCGCATACGAGCCGCTCGCCTGCTTTCCATCCAGGGCAGTCTGGAGCCCCGTAACGTCCGCGATAGCGTGGCCGTGGCTGGCGGCAGCCTTGCCATCCAGAGCCGTCTGGAGGCCCGTCACATCGCTGATGCCGTGGGTGTGAACGGCCGCAGCGTAGGAGCCCGCCGCTTGCTTCCCATCCAAGGCGGTTTGAAGCCCGGTCACGTCCGAGATCGAGTGGCCGTGCGTCGCGGCAGCGTAGCTACCGGCCGCCTGCTTGCCATCCAAAGCGGTCTGCAAGCCCGTTACGTCGCCGATGGCGTGGCTATGGGCAGACGGTGGGAACGTGCTCGGCTTCCCGGTCAGCCCTTCCCAGGTCGTGACGATCGGCGGCAGTTGCGATTCCGGCACCTTGCCGCCGACGAGCGTGGCATAGGAGCCAGACGCCTGCTTGCCGTCGAGAGCGGCTTGCAATCCGCTGACATCGGCAATCGTGTGGCCGTGAGCCGATGGCGGGAACGTCGATGGGACGTTGGT